ATTTTACCCGATTGGTTTTACAGGCCAAATAATATTTCTAGGATATCCTTCTTGGTCTGTTATGTCTCTTAATTTTTGTCTATATTCTTTATATTGTACTGACATAGTTCTATCAGTTAGTCCTTCAATATCAGATTCTTCAAGCAACATAGTTCTTTTTCTTTTAACTCTTGATTCTATTTCATGATCAGATAATGGAGAAATATTAAATGTTCTAGTTCTATTTTCATCAGTTTCACTCCACACTTCTTCTAGTTTTTCAAAGTTTGGATTATAGTCAGGAAAATCTTCTAGCACCAATGGCTTTAAAGATCCATTCCAGCTTTCTGGAACATAGGCTTCACTTGCCTGGTCTTGTTGATAGAAAGAATAAGCTTCTGGTTGAGCATGCTTTACTAATTCTAAAATTAAATCATCACTTATTTCTAGATCTTCTGAGTAATGTCTTTGAGTTACATATGCTCTTCTACCTTCAGCTGTAAATCTTATTGTAACACATTTTTCTGTAGTATCTACTGAAATTATTTGATAATCATTATACATTTTTTTCTCCTAAATTTATACAACTATTTTAATAGCAAAATAACCATTGCTATTATAAGAACTAGTACTTGTATTATATTGCCCAGAACTTAAGCCCGTTCTAAGCATACCTGCGATTTTTCCAAGGTCTGTAGATGAAGTATAGTTATTCCATACATATCTCCAACCATAGGCACTAGTGCCATTAACGTAAGTATCAGCAACTTGAACAAAGTCGTCTGCATCGGTTCGATTAAGCTCTACATCATAATTAACCATACCTTCAGCGGCACTATTGCTAACCGCATCACCATATCTCCATGGTTTATCATTAAATCTAAATTTTATTTTAGAAAAACCACTGTTTCCACCACCACGTTTAAAAATATTAACTGCACCGACAACGTTATTGGATGTATCTGAGGTACCTTCATAAACTATACCTGTTAATGCTTGGCCGGTACCAAAAGTTAAATTTCTGCTTATATATCCAAATGAACCTTGTGATGCGCCAGATTCTCCACCTGCAATAGTAAAACCATGCCCCTTATAAGTAGCATACCCAGCGCGGTTAATTTGATCATCATTATTTTGAGGCCTCATTGTAATGTTTGCAGTCTTTATACTAGCGCTATAAAAGTCCGTCATATGCACTGGTTCGTTATCAATCCTTTGTGGTTTAGCTAACCATGGATCAATATATCTTAAGTTATCAAAATCTATAGGTGAGGTTGTGTTTAAACTAAATTCACTAGCTACATCGCTTATGCTAACTTCTCCAGATGACGTAATTGCCAAAACTTACTCCTTATTACTATTGCCTATATTATACTTAGGACATAATTCCCAATTAGCTTTCTCTTTATATGGTATTACTTTAATTTGTCTTAATGGAGCAATATCTTTAGCTTGCTCTGCATTTACAAAGGTAATTAGTCCCCAGTCTGCTAATAACGTAGAAATTGTATTTCTACGTTGAATATCATTTAATAATAAATTAGATGGTTTTCCATCTAATAAAAATAACTCTTTAAAGTGCACAATAAAATATCTGCCTTGTTTATGTAGTATATGACAAGATTGATATAGTTTTGAATCTTTCCTTGAAGCCACTCCGATACGAGTTAGTGTTTCCCTGATTTTTAAAAAATCATCAGGTTCGTTTAGTGTGATCTCCAGCATAGAAGCTGGTGACCAAGAGATCTCTACATTATTTTCGTTTTCCACCTTTATAAATCCTTGTTTTTATAATTTCAATTTGTTCATCATTAAATAATGGTAAAACGGATTTAGCTTTTTCATTGCTATAACCATAATATTCTTTAATGACATCTATATTTTCTAACTCACTGGCCTTAGCCCATTTAGAAAATCTTTTCTTCTTTCTGATTATATTTATAAAAAAATCGAATTGAAGACGATTGTCAAGATGATGATTTAAATTCATTTCATTAGCAAATAAAACCGTATCTGGAAAATAAGACAGGCCTCGGTTAACCATGAATGGAGTGTATGCTTTTTCAGCAACATCATCCACCATGATATCTTTTTTAGTTGTATTGATTGCGTTTAGGTATTCAAATGGATTCATTTAAATTGAACCCCAGCCATAATTTCAGTCAAACAAGCAACTGTGTTTAATTCATGATCAGCAACAAAAGAATTTTTATATTGATAGTCAGCCAAGATCAATACCAATTGTGGTATGCTTGATGGTTCAATATAATCAGACATATTATCATATATCTTACGATAAATTGCCGCTGGTTCGGAATCAATGTTATTAGCAACCCATTGACGCATTGCTTTGAAGTTTTTTTCCTTTAGATGAATCATCAAATCATTTAAGGAAACTTCAGATAAAGATACTAGAATACCAGTATCAATTACTCCACTACTTGAATATCTTTGTAGTTCATTTAAAACTTTACGCCAATCAGGCATATGTTTCATAATTAGTTCAGCAACTACCTTTTTGTCATAGGTAATATTTTCATCTTCCAATATATTACCAACCCTATTAAGGAATTGACCACATAGCGCAGCTGAATCTTTTTTAGATACATTAAATTCAATTGTTGTACAACGAGAATGTAGTGGATCAATAATTCGGTTTTTAAAATTACAAGTTAGAATAAATCTACAATTAGATGAAAATTCTTCAATAAATCCACGAAGTGCTGGTTGAGTTGATTGCGCATTAAGGTAATCCGCTTCATCAAGTATGACTACCTTATAACCACCTTGTAGTGATACTGATGAAGCGAATTGTTTAATTTTATTACGCAAGGTGTCAATGCCAGATTCTTCAGATCCATTGATAAGTAAGTAGTCCAATTCAAGTTCATTGCATAAAGCTTTAGCGACAGTAGTTTTACCTAGCCCGGCTGAACCGGTAAGAAGCATATTGTGTAGGTCACCTCCTTTGACAATATCTTCAAATGTTGATTTGATGTGTTTTGGTAAAATACAATCCTTGATTTTTTGTGGACGATACTTTTCAACCCATAGAAATTCTGTCATTATAGTACCTCCCAACCAAGAACTGTTGATACACGAAATGACCTCCATGCATCTTTGTCAAGAGACCAAACTGCAATATGATCAGTATCAGGGTTGACACTTTCAATTACCGTTTCGATTCCATTGGCTTTTAAAACAGTTGGGTTGAGAGTACAAGGCATGACTCGAATTTCATCTGAGTCAATCTTTTGAAATGTTACAGTTACTGTACCTTTTTTGAGTGCTTCGATTAAGCGTGCATTTTCAGTGCGATCCATAATATATCCTTCATAATAAAATTAAAAGTGCGCGGGGGAGCTACCCCCACATTAAGCTAATTAGATTAAGCTGATTCTTCTTCAGCGTCATCGGCAGGAAGATCATCCCCAGCAGGTACTTCACCTTCTGGTACATCTTCACCTTGTGCTGGTGCCGCCGCTTGTAGGAATGCTACAACACGATTTCTTACAGAACCAACTGCTTCCAATTCACCACCTTCGAAAGCACCACGCTTAGAGCAAATATCGATAATTTGCGCTACTGTAGCGATGTCTTGTAGTGAAAGGCTTGGAGCGGCTTGCTCCTCTGGTGCAGCATCTACAGCTGCGTTTACTTCTTCAGTCATTTTTTTCTCCTTTGCAAAGTAGACTAATTAATGGAAACCCGACCATCGGCATTTCCAATATTATCCTCATAGTATTATGAGAATTTTTTCTGTGCATAGTTATTTATACACCGAAACTTGACGATTTCTCCAAAGCGATATAATAATCCAAAGGATTATCAGCATTTCTCCAATTAGAAATAAGCTTTGATGAGATCGAAACTTTGTAGTCGCCTTGTAGCATTTTCAAATTAGAAATACTAAAGACATAATTAAACGTTGACGATGATGAGACACCAAGATCAATATCAAACGTGTTAGCAGTTGAATCCTTTTCATCAAATACTGATGCCACAATTTGATCACCATCACATGAGAATTTCAATTCCGAATGACCAAGAACTGCAGCTGCTTTACGAATTTTATCCAATGTATCGGATGTAATATCAAAAACAACTTCGCATTCTGGCATATTAATATCTTTGCTTGGCTGCGTTAGAATATCAATTTCAGAATAGAAATATTTAATCTTTTGAGATCCATCAGACATTAACAAATAGTGATCTGTAAATGTAAGATTAGGATCATTCATAAGATTATAGAGAGATAGAAACTCGTTAAGGTCATATACACCAAATTCGCCAGGGAAGTCTTCCAAAATAGAAGCTTTTGCCATAATTGTTTTAGCTTCAGAAATAGTTTTAAGTTCTTTTCCTGGTTTAAATACTAGGTTGGAATTAATTCCAGCAAAGTTTTTGAGTATACTAATAGTTTCACTTGAGATTTTCATAATTATTTTCCTTTATTTAGACGATCATGCTCATTTAAGGCGAGCAATGCATAATGTAGTACCTTCATCAAATCCTTACGATGATCTTCTACGGTTCCTTTCTTACCATACCTAGCATTATATTTATCAACGTTGCCTAGGAAGAATCCTAATCCATGGCCACGATCAACAATTACTTCAGAGGATTGGAATC